GCTCTTCCGATCTCCTTACCAAGACGCATCGAAGTACTGATAGAGTCAATAATAGTCTGCCGCATTTCTCCGCGCACCCCATGCAGGCGCTGCGACAAGTTCATTTTATCGGCTGCCCAGCTTGAGTGCAAAAGGACCTTTCTGACCGTTATAGGATCAGTGGGTTTCTGACCATAACCACCCGTTGCTGATTTCACTACTGCATCCACCGTGGCTTTTTCATTATGGCTGAAAAAATCACTTTCTGTCAGCGCCTTTTGGACTGCTGCCTCAACATTCATTCCCTCATCAATGTATTTTTGAATCAGCTTGATTGCTTCTTGGGAAAGTTGACCGTATTGCCTTTGGTATTCGGCTAATAGGGCATGCACATCAGGATTACGCGGCGGCATTGTCCGTCACTGTTGGGCCTTGTCTCGGCACCTTACCAATCATTGAGGTCTGAGCCTTAACCATTTCATTGGCTCGATCAACATCCATTCCAAAGAAAGCCTGCAACATTAACGCAGCTGCATCCGGAGCAATCCTCTGTTCAGCAACACCGGCCATGACATCAACAGCACTGCTGACCTGGGCTCCATTAAAGTTATATGTTTCATCCTGCCCACGGGCTTCAATGTCATCAACAACTTTGTCATACCGGTCCTCTGGCAGATCATTAAGATATACCGCAACAGCTTTCTTTTTGGCCTCGACATTAAACTGGCCACCAATGTTGAGATCCAACGCCTTACCGACTTCATCGAGCGCAGCAGCAACATCAACAATTCCGAAGTCATCGGAATATTTACAGTAATAATCGACAGTCGTATTCGTCCATAGCTCAAATACTTTAGCAACTTCACGCTCTGCCTCTTCGGCATTGAGTGCAAAATCAGATAAAACCTGATTGGTGTTTTCAAAGTCCCACTGTTTTGCGACTCCACTATTTTTAGTTTCGACGCCAGTAACATGAGATAGCTCAGCCATACGATAGATTTCCACAATCAAATCTTTGCGCTCATCGCGCAGCTGCTGCAGTGGCTCTGCTGATGGTGCAATAAATTCAGGCTTTCCGGATAATGCGCCATTATAGGACATAACATTTTCAGTTCCGACCGTTATTTCTTTAACATCATCAGGCGTCTGACTTTCGTCGGCTGGGTAAGTTAAAATGTTAAATGCCTGATTACGAATCAGCTCATCGATCTCGCTGCAGAGATTGTACAGCCGCTTATTGGTTTTAGCAATATTAAAGAACTCGGACTGAGGCAGCACATTGCCCGGCTCATATGGTCTTGCATAAAACGGAACAACCGGCAAACGTCCAAGATTATGCTCTCCATCTTTTTTATCGCCATTGGCATATTGGCAAGCCCACCGATTTATTGTCCATGTCCACGTTTCAGTCGCCTGGTTGCTAGCAGACCCCTCAGAATTCACAGTATAAGTTAATTCAATCAGCTTGCCGGCTTTATTGGTCTTATAATCTGTAACCTGGCTAGGCTTTACGACATACGCATATGGCAGCGCACGCTGCTTAATGACATCGGCCATATTCCCCGGCTGCTCTTGCACATTGTCTATAACAATAAAGGCCACAGCATGAAGCTTGGCAACTAAGCCCGCTCTTTTCATGAACCGGTTAAATGACGTGCCCAGAGTATCCGCATCTTCCACAAAGGTTGAAAAAAGCGCGTTTTCTTTCCACTCACGCTCGGGCTCTTTTCGAAACACCGGATTCACATGGCTATTAACGACAGGCGCGACATAGTTTAAGTAATACGCCAACTCCTTGCGCGCATTATGTTTTTCTGGGGTCTCACGCGGATGAGAAACTAAATATGAGCCATCTTTGAAACCACCAGAGCCGTTATAGGCATCTAACAAAAATTTATGATCATTAACACCTAAAAGATTATTTAAATTTTGCACTTTGCTTGCTTCGGTCAAATTATCACTTCCTTTACGCTTGACCTGAGAACGCCTTGAATTTTCTACCCATCGCTTCCTCCATGGCATATCTAGTTGCATCGATTGAATGGTTAGCTTTATCTTCAAGTTTGTTTTTCACATTACCATCTGCATCAGTTGCGTAATCAATATCTTCGAACTCTTTTGCAGTATTTGGGCAACGATAGGGATCGATAATAATTTCCTCAAGATCATCGAGCCATTTTTCCCCATGCTCGACTGAGCCTTGGCCTTTCTTAGCGCCCCGAACCTTGCAGCCTAATTCGCGTAGATCATCAATCGACTTAGGTTCCTCGCTATCGGCAGTTGTCATTGTTAGATGCCATCCATTTTCTTTCAATCGTTTAGCTACTTCACGATTACTAAGTTTAATGCCATAAATCTCGCCAAATATAAATAACCGCCTGCGAGTTTTATCGTAATGCATCCGGACAAAAGAAAAAGGGTCTACCCCGTAGCCCCAATCTATGCCTTGATAGATATTATCAAAGATTGCGATTTCCTTATCAGTTATGCGTCTAAAAGTTAAATTATTAAAGGGAACAACGCCACTACCAATCGATTCACCAAGATATTCCCATCGATATTTATACTCATTTTTGTTTTTGACTTCCTCGGCTTCTTCCTTAAATTCCTTGGATACATATGGATTATCGAAATACGTACTATGATGTACCCAAACATTCGCCGGCAAAAACTGAGTGTCGTACTTTTTATTAACCCAGCTTTGCTTTCGCTTGGGTGGGTTATAAGAGTAATAAATATCATAATTTAAGCCCTCAGGTAAATCGGCCCGCACTATTGAGTTTACAATAGTTGATACTTCATCTTCTGTTTTGAATTCGGCCAATTCTTCTACCCAAAGAATTGCGATAGGGAACTTACTCGTTTTTATAGATTTGATTTTCTCAGGCTTATCCGCACCCCGGAATATAATAGCATTGCCGCGCGGCTTATAAATAAGTCTAAGTGGACTTCGCTTGACTTCCCAAAACATTGAGACTCCAAGATATTCAATTGCCCATTGTAACTGTTCAAAAACTGATGTATCGAGCGTATTACCTACTTTACGGATACACAGGCCATTAACCGGCAATCTCATCATGTCATAGATAATGCGAATACTGATATGCGTGGATTTAGATGAATTACGACCACCCTTAAGAACTTTATAAAGCTGACGACGCTTTCTTCGATTACAGACCTTCCAAAACGGAATAAATGCCGGTAGAATTCTTTCAGATATCTTAACCGTCTGCATCGTCATCACTTCCTATGTCATCGACGAATTGCACGGAATCTTCACTACCTACACCATCGCCGCCGGCCTTAAGCTTATCAACCTCTGCTTTCAGCTTATCAATCCTGGCCCGTTGTTCCTCCGTAGCTAAATCGGATTTACAAAGGCTTTCATACTGCTTGATCATGTTGCTGAGCGTACTCATAGCTAAGCTTTGTGCCTTTAGAAAGGTTGCATGCCTGTCCCATGAGAACTGGAATTCGTACTCATATTCACACTCGTTAGAATCAGAGTTTGTTTTGGTAGTACTTCTCGTTGTAGTTTTCTCATAGGATCGCTTCAGCTCCTTAATCATTTCATCCTTACCGGTAACATACATGATTTGCTGAGCTCGGAGTATGCTCGCATACTTGATACAGATATTACCCCAAAGAATATCAAGAGGTGAAACGTCAACCAGGCTGTCGGCGATCTCCAATGTCTCAGAAGGTAGATACTTTGCATGCAACCCATGAATAACAGCATTAGAATTACCAGGTGGAGCTCCCCCGGTATTGCCTACTGCGTTTTGATTACCGATTGGAGCGCCATGGCCGACAGCATTATTGTTACCTTGAGGAGCGCCGCGCTTCTTTTTTGTGTGCACACTTTTTTCATTTTGTGTGCACACCTTTTCCCGATTTGTATGCACACCTTTTCGGCTCCATTTATACCGGACCTTCCATGACTTAACGGTATTTATAGTAGTGCCATACTTATCAGCGATAGCTTGATACTTCATTCCTGCAAGATAATCCAGTTTAGCTTGTTCATGATTCTCTAGCATCTTACACAGTCACCACCTCCGGATTTTGTACGCTTTCAGCTATTTCGATAACGCTTTTGGCTTTTTTGCGAACGATTTCGCATGAATATGTTCTGCAATCGGCACAGTCAATGACGACTCGACCTTGTATCGATCACGGCAGTTTGCCGTTTTGGTATGGAATGTAGATCGACCGCAGCGCTGCCGATCGTGATAAACGCAGCCGGTATTGTAGCATTTCATGGAATCACCTCGTTTTGAATATAAGAAAAGCGCCCCTAAGGACGCTGGCATATTTTTCGGCATATTTTACAGTTAAAAAGACGGTTAGCCTATACACCGTAAGGTAATCAATAAGTAGAGGGGGAAATCACTATAACAACCGCAAGGCGGCTATTACCTAAAATAAATAAAGACCTCTCGCAATTGAGAGGTCAAAATAAGTCAGTGATCCATTTTCTAAGTTATCACGTTTTGTCAAATTCGTCAATAGCAATTACTATACTTGATAGTATAACTTTCTGTTTAGAGTCGCCAGTGAATCCTTTTTCATACGATCAGCTTTACGCGATCTATTCTTACTGCCACTCCCTAACGCAGGTGGCCCCGATGGCTTTATTTCCCTTGGCTTATGGCTAGCAGCCATGTCCTGCATCAAGCTGCCAATCTCATCGTTTTTTTTGGTCCACGCATCTACAAATTTACCCTCCCTATCTGGCCAGCTTTCATTTTCACACTCAGGGCATTGAAAGAACCCGTCTTTTGCATCCATTGGTACTATATTTCCTTCGGCAAAGCAGATATTGCATATAATCATATTTTTGATGTTCAATCGGTACCCCTCCCTAAGTCTACTAGGGCGGTCAAAGCCGCCCCATTTTTCTAAGCTATATCAGTACCGTTTACAAACGGCACCTTGTATCTATTGGTTGCCAGCGTCGCTGGTTCCTTATTATCGCCATATTGCTTTGGTGCAAATTTATCGACATATAACCGGTCATTGCATTCGCGGCAGCGGCACTTTTCCGTATCGGCATACATCTTGGCAAAATATTCGGCACCGCATTTACACTCAATTTTGTACAACGCCTTTTCCAAGCCAGGCTCATCCTGCTGCGGTGCTGCATTGCGAAAGCCCGTCCTACTTGGACCAACAGCATTAATACCCAATGGCGGCAGCTTCACCGATGTTTCCTGCGGGGCTTCCGTATCGGCCTGCGATGGCGCTCCATGGATAGCCACGACACTCTCAAGGTTCACCGAGAAAACCTCCCCGCCCTCAATGGCGAAGAATACGCCACCGGTTCCGTGATGCTTTGCGACCGCCTGGGCTACACGGCTATCGACTTCAAAATCGAATTTACTGCCGGAATAAAGCGTTATTTCTAAGCTTGATTTTGCCATAAATTATCTCCCTCGTTAGGCAGCCAGGCTGCCTTTATTTAAACTAATTCCTGACCGCAGTACGGACAAAATTTTATTTCATGACACGCGACTTTTTCTTTGAGCGTGTTCAAATGCTCCACATGGTGCCAAAACCATCCGCGCCGGTTATCTATAAGCAGTGTTTGTATAAATACTCTACGACGCCCCGCCCATGACCAGCGATAAAAAGCGTTTTCATGACCACATGGGCAACGGACGTGATCTATGGATTTGCCGTGTTCGCTATGGTGTGAAATCAATTCCGCTCTACCCATTAATTACGCCCCTTCCTTTTGGATTATCGCGCCATAATCGATCACTGCAGTGTTCTTTAAGAAATCCTCCATCATCCCCCGTATGGTCTGCAGCCCTCCATAACGCCGTGTCAGCAAATCAAGCGATTCAGCTAACTTGATACGTTCCGCAAGCCCCTCAATATCGGTGTAGGCATTGATAGTCTTGCCCGTGGCCTTTTCAAATTCAGATAACTGTACCCGGATTTCTTCGAAGCGCTTTGTTCTCCGCTCAACCTCAGATTCGAGCTGCTTTTCATATCCGTCCCTGTATTCTCGATAAGCCTTATCACGCTCATCCTGTAGCGTTTGCCCATCAATCCTGCCAGCACTCCTGAGGATAGCTGCCATAAACTCTTTCGTCACAGGCTTAGCATTTAATTGCTGAGCCTTTTTTGTTATCCGTAATCCTTTATCTGAGCACTCTATAATGCCCCACGGTACCGGGATAATATCGTCATCCCCGATAAGCCCCTTTGGTATCACCAAATACCACTCATTGCAATACCTTGCGATTTCCTCGGCCTTATCAGGATTGTCCAGTTCGCGCTTAAGATCACCACGCGAAACCTTTATTTCAAAGCCTAGAATTGAAAGCCCCCGGCTCGGATACATGTTCATCGCCAAGGCATCAGCATGCCGCCTTGCATTGGCGCCGGTACCGCTTGCCACTTCGAAAAACAAGGACCATTCGGGCTGCTTATATCGATCGCGCAGCGCTGCGCATATTTCACTTGATTTCATACTCCTCACTCCCCGTGGGAGGCGGATCAGCGCCGCCTCCTCGCTAATATTTCCTTTCCAACTGCTGTCATAATCACGAATGCAAGAATTAACGACCAGAATAACCAATCCTTGCTCAGCAGATCCATGCATTATCCGACCGTCCCTTCCAACCTCTCTTTAATCCTGGCCAATATCCAATCTGGACAAGGCTGTGCTAATCCGTTGCCTATTGCCTTATAACGTGGTGTATCCTTTGCACCTGGTATGTCTGTCCATCCATCCGGTAGCCCTTGCAGGCGTTCGCACTCCAATGGAGTTAGGCGGCGTACTGCATAGCCGATTCGAACAGGGTTTTGATAATTTAGACTATATCCACCACCAGGCTTACTCTGTAAAGTTCCGCTTAATTCCGGATTTTCGTACAGGTTACGGCAGTCTACCGTTGCTACTGCCTGTCCGCTTGACTCTGGTATAAAAGCATATCCATGACCTCCACCTTCGCCGCCATATAATGCAGGCCATTTAGCATTTATAGGGTGTATTCTTCTACTTTGTACGTCCCAAGGAGTTAAGCACTCACTTGCTGTTCTAGTGCATGTTTCAGCACTGTCGGCAATTCCTTGCCCCTCTGCTCCGCTCTCCTGAGTATCCCCATGCATGCTTTTTGGCTCAAATAATATTTCTGGTGCGGATTGTCCTCCAAAATCCACGACAACATAGATTCTACGACGACGTTGGGGGACTCCCCAATATTGCGCGTCGAAGACTCTCCACGCAAGACTACACCCATTCCCTCTAACCATACCGGCATTTGCCCATTGTCCACTGTTAGGCATTGGAACTTCGCACCCGATAAGTTCACTAATGACCGCCCTAAAATCTCGTCCACGGTTGCTGCTGAAAGCTCCTGGGACGTTCTCCCAAACAGCGAAAGTTGGGTATCTTCCATTGGTTGCGCACCTCATTTCTTGTATTATTCTAGTGGCATGTATGAATAGATTTGATCGTGTTAACTTAATATTCTCGCTCCCGCATTCCGGGCAAACGGTGTCTATCCCGGCTGAATACTCC